GTCGGCACCCCCGCCCCGCGAGTTCAAGCGGGCGCGCTACGGCTCGTTCTACGACACCACCACGCAGACGGCAACCGCCATCAACACGGCCAAGGCGATCACGTTCAACACGACCGACCTGAGCAGCGGCGTGCGCATTGGCACGACGACCTCGCAGGTCATTGTGGACACCGAGGGCGTCTACAACTTCCAGACCTCGATCCAGCTCGACAGCACTGTTTCCGTGGCCCACGAGTTCTACCTCTGGTTCAGGCTCAACGGGGTCGATGTGACAAACTCGGCCTCTCAGGTGCGCATCCAAGGCAACAACGCCGAAGTGTTCCTCGCTCTGAACTACTTCTTCAACCTCAAGGCGAATGATTACGTCGAACTCATGTTCTCGGTAACCGACCTCGGCGTGCGACTAGAGGCAACTGCGGCAAGTGCGCCGCATCCTGGCATCCCGAGCGTGATCTTGACCGTGAGCAACAACATTCAAGGAGTCCAGTAATGACCGTCACCGTCAAAGTCCTCGTCGCGCCTCTCCAGATGGCGAACACGCAGACGACTCAGTACACCGCTCCCGCGAGCACCAAGACCATCATCGACAAGGCCACCGTGGTGAACACGGACACCGTGAACCGCACGTTCAGCGTCAACCTCGTCACGAGTGGCGGGTCGCCGGGGAACGCGAACCTGATGATCGACGACCGCGCCGTGGTGCCCGGGGAGACCTACAACTGCCCCGAACTGGTCGGCCAGGTACTCGAACCCGGTGGCATCATCAGCACCATCGCCAGCGCCGCATCGGCGTTGACGCTGCGGGTGTCTGGTCGAGAGATCACTTGAGGCATACAATGACGCCGCCGAGTTCGTGGCTTCCGGCTGCCTCTGAGGACGTCATGGTCGACTCGCTACGGTCTCACTTCGCGTCGCTGATGTTGCCGCCTGCCGCGCAGGAGTGGCTGCTCATGCTATGGCAAGCGATCCAGACGTTCGACGACTACGCTGACAACGATGCCGTCAAGCGCGACGATCTGGATGCGACGATCTGGAACACCCTGGTCGCCATGCCGCAGAACCCGTTCTTCGCGCAACATGCGGCGGCGCTGCTCTCGGCCTTGTCGGTTGCGATCCTCAAGTGGCAGGCAAGTGACCGACAAGAGCGTGCCGGTGCTGCTGATGCAAGGTCGTTTGTCTGGCGAGCCGGGTACTACGACGTCGTGCTGCTGACGGTGCAACTTGTCCATGGTCCTGCTGCTGCAACGGCGGTATCAAACAAGGTACTAGGGTTGTATGGGGAGTCGCTGGACGACTATATGAAGGAGTTCGGCAATGCCTGATCCAGTTACCGGCACTCTCGCTGGTTCGTCACTCATCGGTGGCGCGATGCAGTCGCGGTCCGCGAGCAAGGCCGCAGACGCACAATCGCAAGCCGCTCAAGCGGGCATCGAAGAACAGCGCCGCCAGTTCGACGAGATTCGCAGGCTGTTGTCACCCTACGTCGAGGTCGGTACCCCGGCGCTCGAAGCGCAGCAAGCGCTGCTGGGCCTCGGTGGCGCAGGCGCACAGCAGCAGGCAATCCGCCAGATCGAGCGCAGCCCGTTCTTCCAAAGCCAGATCGAACAGGGCGAGCGAGCCATGCTGCAGCGTGCCGGTGCGACGGGTGGCCTTCGCGGTGGCAACTTGCAGGCGGGGCTTGCTCAGTTCCGTCCCGCGCTGCTTCAGGAAGCCATCAACCAGCAGTATTCTCGCCTCGGGGGCATGACGTCGCTGGGCCAGCAGTCCGCTGTCGGCGTTGGTACGATGGGTCAGGCGATGGGTGGCAACATCTCCAATCTGCTTCAGCAGCAGGGTGCTGCACAGGCTGGCGGCATTCTCGGAGCCACTGCACCATTCGCGCAGATGGCGCAGCTGCCGATGCAACTGGCGGGCTTGAACTACGCGAGGACTGGTGAGTTCGGCATCCCGGGCCTGTTCGGTGGAACTCCGATTGTTCCGCAGCAGTACGCTGGCGGCATGACAGGTTTTTTCGGCGGCTACGGCACTGGCGGAGACTGACATGGTTCAGCCGATCAACTACACCATCCCCGTCGCCGATCCCTTCGAGAGTCTGACGAGGGGGATGAACCTGGGCCTGCAGATGGAGAAGGTGCAGGCTGTGCGGCAGCAGCGGGCCATGCAGGCGCAGCAGATGCAGGCTGATATGGGGGTTGCGCGGCAGAAGGCCGAGCAAGATGCTGCCAAGGCTGCGGAACTCGCACGTCTTCAAGAAGTTCCGCTGGAGGACATGACCCAAGCGCAGCGGTTCCGACTGATGGAACTCACGCAGAGTGAGGCCACCCGGGCGCACATGGCTCGTGCCTATGAGAGTCTGAACACCGAGCAGCGCGCAAACCAGGCTCGCAACTCGGGCAGTCTGATTGTTGCGCTGGGGTCCAACCCTCAAGTCGGCATTCGACGCCTGCAGACGATGATTGAGGCGGAGAAAGACCCCGCTCAGAAGCAAGCACTCCAGGTCGCACTTCAGATCGCCGAGATCAATCCCCTTGAGGCGGCGAAGATGATCGACGGCACGCTTTCAATGGCGGGGCCTGAGTTCAGCAAGGTCGCGGAGTCGGCGCGCAACTACCTCAAGAACACGGGTAAGCCGCTGTACCCGGAGCAAGAGAAACCCATCGTGGTTGGGCGTGAAAGCTCGGTGTTCATGCCCGGAACCCGTGAATTCTTGACCCCTCCCGCACCACCCACACCCCCTGTTTCGGTTGGCCGCGGTGGTGGCGCACCCACTGCTGAAAAACCTGCCAAGCCCGGCAAGGCTGTCAAGGTGGTCGACCCCGATACGGGCAAGATCGTCATGGTTTCGGAGCAGGAAGCTATTGAGCGACGTATGACTCCAGCCGAAGGGTTGGAAGGGTTGTCGCCCAAAGAGATCCAGCGCCGCGAAGCGACGTTCCCGCAAGCCAGACAATCTGTGCGATCTGTTACGTCCACGATGTCGACCATTGAGGAGACCATTGACCGACTTCTCAAGAACAAGAGTGGTTTGAACCAGGCCACTGGTTTCATCCTTGGTCGAGAGATGGTTCCCGCTGTGACAGACGAGGCTCGCCTCGCAGTGGCCGACATCAACCAACTGAAGAACCTCGCATTCGTTCAGGGGTTGACTGAACTTCGTCAAGCATCCACCACTGGGGCCGGCGTCGGTAACGTGTCGAACAAGGAAGGTGATCGCTTTGAGAACATAAAGGCTTCGCTTGATCGGGTGCAGTCTTACGACGATCTTGTAGCCTCATTGAAGCGACTCAAAGCACAGGCTACGAATACGAAGTCGTCGATGCAAACGGCGTTCGACGACACTTACGAATATCGTCAGCAGCAAGCACAACCGCCCGCACCCCCGGGTGCCCCGCAACCGCCTGCTGCTGGTGGTAGATTTCCTACGCCTCCTCAAGCAGCAATTGACGCGCTGCGGCAAGGGCGTGGTACTGACGCACAATTCGATGCGATTTTTGGCCCCGGGGCTGCGGCAAGGGCGAGGGGGCGCTAATGGCTACCAACCCGTTCGCTCAGTTTGTTCAAGAAGAAGTCAACCCATTCGCTCAGTTCGCAACACCGACCCCCACCACCCCACCCGGTCAGATCCCCGGCGCCCCTGCCAACCTCGTCGCGCCGCCCAGCGTTCCCGCACGCGAAGTTCCTTCTATTACGTCCAAATTGCTTGGCGGTCGAGGTCCAGCGATTGGAAATATCCTAGCTGGTGGTATTCGCGGCGCTGGTTCCATTGGTGCAACACTTCTTCGACCATTTGAGACTGCTGAAGAAAATATTTCCCGCCGTCGTGCGATAACCGACGCATTGACATCTATGGGGGCACAGCCGGAATCGGCAGCGTTCAGTCTTGGCAAAATCGCAACCGAAGTTGCCGGAACGGCTGGAATTGGTGGTGCTATTGCCGCACCGGTACAACTCGCGGCAAAAACATTTCCCGCTTTGGCACCCGTGGTCACTGCTCTTCAGACAGGCGGAACTGGCGCCCAAACAATATTAGGACGAGCAACCGCCGGTGCTACCGTTGGTGGTGCTGGCGCCACTTTGATTGAACCAAGCGCCGCAGAAACAGGCGCCGCTATTGGCGCCGCTGTACCGTTTGTTGCGCCGGCTGTGGGTGCGGTGATCGGCAAGATTGCCGATCTCAAGCAACTGCCGACCCAACGAGCCGCACGAATCGCCCGAGACGCCATTGGTCGAGACATTGACGAAGTGTTGCCGATTCTGCGCAACGCTCGTCCCGGTGCCAGTGTCGCGGAGATTACCGCCGACTTGGACAACCCAGCTTGGCAGGCTCTGATTGACAAGGCTCTGACACGCGATCCGCAGTTCCTTCGCAAGATGCAGGTTATGGGCGACCGTCAGGTCCGCACTACTCTTGCAGACCTAGCTCGTGGAGCCACCGCAACCGACGTTCGAGCGAGTCTTGAGATTGCGAAGAAGAACCTGAACGCGCTGCAAGGACCGGCGCGTGAGGCGGCGCTCTCTCGTGCAAATCTGGGTCAGAGTGTTGCGGATTACGAGGCGCGTGCTGGCCGACTCAGCAAAGAAGCCGCATCTGCGGTGCAGGAAGTTCGTGATCTGATCAGCAGAGGTGAGGCTGCTGAAGCATGGGCTCGTCTTGATCTCATCAAGCGCGGATTGCCGGTAGGTGCGACCAAGTACACCTACTTTGGAGAGTTGTCTGAAAAGGCTTTCAACGAATGGGCCGACAAAGCCGCGAACGCATCGCTCGATCTCGGTCAAGGCGCACGATTCGCACAAGGGGCGGCAGATGCGTTGCGTGCTCAAGGGATTAAACCACTTGAAACAAAACAACTGTTGCGCGGAATTCGTGGATTGACTCGACAGCCCGAATACGCCGGTAACGATCTTCTATCCGGGGCGGCTAACAATCTGATCCACGATATCAAGCAGTTTGCTCGCAACGGTGTCATTGACGCTCGTGCCCTTGAGGCCATTCGGAAGAATTCCGTCAATGCGGCAATTCAGCAACTTCGTCCGGGTGTTGATGCTACAACGCAGCGCAATCTAGCATCCAGTGTACTGTCCGATATCAAGCCTCTCATCGACAACACAATCGAGGGCGCGGGTGGTCGCGGTTGGGTTCAGTACCTTGACGACTATAGCCAAGGTATGAGAAAGATCGCCGAGAGAGAACTCGTCGGTGATTTGGCGCAACTGTGGAAGAACGACAAGACCGCGTTTGCCGATGTCGTGATGCGAGAGTCTCCGGAGACCATCGAGAAAGTTCTGGGTCCGGGGAAGTACGACATCGCAAGAGAACTCGCGGACGATGTTGTGAATCAACTGCGAACGATTGCTACGCAGCGTCTACGACAAGTCTCCGCATCCGAACAAGCCACGCAAGGGCAAGTCGCACTAACCGAAATACTCAACCAGAACTCGGGACTCATGCGAATCCCGAATCGAATGCAAGCGTGGATTGCAAACACGAACCTCGCACTGGCGCAGGTCGAGCGTGCCGTTGGTCAGAAGACAATGATGATCCTGACCAATGCAATGAAAGATCCTCAGAAGGCTGCTAATCTACTTAGCGTTCTGCCAGGAAAAGAGCGCAGCCGCGTCGCCGCAATCCTGGCAAATCCGCCAATCGCACCAGCAGCCGCCGCCCGTGGTGCTCTCGTCGCCACGATGGCACCAGAAGAACAGCAACCTCAAGGCATCATGTCCCCCGAGGAGCAACAATGACCGCACTCAGCATCCAACCCGCCTACCCGCTGTTCACCGACAAGGATGGGGCACCACTACGCAACGGGTACGTCTGGATCGGTGCGGCCAACCTGCCCCCGCAGACCAACCCCATCGGCGTCTTCTGGGATGCGGCGCTGACCATCCCTGCCGCGCAGCCCGTCCGCACGATCAACGGCTACCCGTCGAACAACGGCACCCCGGGGCGTCTGTACGTCAACAGCGACTACTCGATCCTCGTGCAAGATCGTGCGGGTACGCTGGTCTACAGCGCCCCGGCTGCTGGCGAGCGGTTCAGCGAGGTCGTCATCACCGGCATCGACTCGTCGAAGGTGCAGTACCTGCCCAGTGGCCCCGGTGCTGACCCCACCAACGTCCAGACGGTGCTGCGTCGCACCATCCACGTTGACGACTTCGGTGCCATCGGTGACGGCATCGCCAACGACAGCGCCGCGTTCCAGGCTGCGGTGGACTACGCTGAGTCGCTTGTCGGCACCTCGGCCTTCGACGCCGTAGGCGTAGAGATCCAACTCGGCCCGAAGAAGTACCTCCTCGGGTCCACCATCACCGTGACCAACGGAGGCATCGGCTTCCGTGGGCCGCTGGGTCGTGGAGCGATGGTCGAGGGCAACGTGCTGCTGTTCGACGTTGGCGATCCGACCAACACGCAGCGTATCCGATTCGTCAGCTTCGAGAACATCCACTTCTTCTGCAACGTCACTGGCGGAACCACGGCGGCGGTGCGTCTCTACCGCACGATCCAGACGCAGTTCCAGTTGTGCTACTTCAGCAACTGGAACATCGGCATCGACTCGGTGCGCGGCAGCACGACCCACTTCGACCGCTGCTACTGGGCCAATAGCCTGCGCAACGTACAAGGCCAGGCGTTCATCAAGCTCAGCGGGCTGGACGAATCGCTGTTCCCCTCGCCTCCCGCAACCGGGGCGCCGGGTGGTGGCGTCCACCTCACCGACTGCGAGTTCGACGGCGGGCCGGCAGAGATGCTGTACGGCATCCAGGTGCGCTCGGTTGATGGTCTCTACATCACCCAGTGCCACTGGACCGACTGCGTTTACACCCTCGGCGTCGTGCCAGAGGGTGTGCCCGACAGCCACGTCATCCTTGACATCCACGTCACCAACTGCTATTTCGACGGGCCGGCAACCGTCACCCCCGATCCGGTGAACGTGCTCATCGGCGGCACGGTGCGCGAGACGGTGACGATGGCCTCCGGTGCCACCCGGACGAGCAGCTACGAGAAGATCAAGTTCATCGGCTGCACGTTCCGTGGCGATGCTCGGGCCGAGAACTCGGTCAGCGTGCGCGTCACCGATGGCGACTCGTGGTGGGACAACACTGCTCGGCGGCTAGAGAACATCATCTTCAGCGCGTGCATGTTCGGCCAGGTCAAGCGATCTGGTCTTTTCATCGCTGGCGCCGCCACCAATCCGACTGACACATTCATCGAGCCGTTCGGCGTCGTGGTCGATGGTTGCACCTTCTACGACTGTGCGCTGACCAACCCGACCGGTATCGGCTCGGGTATCAACGCCCAGGCCGAGAGCATCGTCATCTCGAACTGCGCGTTCCTGCCCAACAACGGCACGTCGGACTTCATCGTCAACCTGATTCCGTCCGATGCTGGCGATGACGCCGGCCCTGGATGCATCGTTGTCACGGGCAACGACTTCAGCAAGGCCGATGGTGCGACGGTGCGGGTGCTGAACGTCTCGCCCGCTCAGATCGGCGTCAGCATCGAGCAGTCGAACAACCTGTTCCCCGGCTCGGGCACCCGCATCAGCGAGGTCTACCGGCTCACCACGACCAATGCCACCACAACGAATTTGTGGAGTTACACGGTGCCCCAGGGTGCCGCTGGACACGTTCGTGCCCGGGTGGTCGGATCGACGGCCACCGGCAACTACCGCGTCGTCTATGAGTTCGAGGTGGGCTTCGGGCGAAACGCGGTGGGTACGAACCTGTCCACCGGCACCGGGAACTGGGCCAGCGTGATGAGTTGGAACCCCGATTCGCTCGCCACTCCGCCGACTGCCACCATGAGCGCGAACGTGCTGAACGTGGACGTGACTGGTGTTGCAGCTACCAGCATTGACTGGGATGTTCACATCGACCTGGTGCGCTCGCGCTAACATCTGCGAGTGCAGCAATGGCTTCCGACAACACAGTCCAGACCCAAGTGGAATATCTAGCTCAAGTCATCACAGAGATCGAGGACAAAATGATCGACCCCATCGACTACGGATTGCTCAAGGGTAAGGTGGAAGCCTTGGGGCAGAAAATCGACAACCTGAACGGCAAGGTAGACCAACTGGTTCACCTCGCCAGCGAGGGTAAGGGCGGCATTCGCGCCCTGTGGTTCGCCGGCAGCATCGTCGCCGGCATCATCGGTTGGGTTGGCGCAGACAGGTTATTCAAGTGACACCCATCGACCCCATCAGCGCAGTTCTCGGCATCGGCGGTAAGCTGATTGACCGTCTGTGGCCTGACCCTGAACAGAGGGCGCAGGCTCAGATCGCACTGATGGAGCTCGCGCAGAAGGGCGAACTGTCTGAACTGGTGGAGCGAGCCTCCATCATCAAGGCCGAAGCGCAATCTGAGCACTGGCTTGCTGCGACATGGCGACCCGTGCTGATGCTCACATTCGGCGCGTTGATCGTGGCTCGATGGCTCGGGTACTCGGCACCGAATCTGAGTCCAGACGAAGTGCTCAAACTGTGGGACATCGTTGAGCTCGGCATTGGCGGTTACGTGATCGGAAGAAGCGCCGAGAAAATCGTTCCGAGTATTGCCGACGCCATGAGGAAGAAGTGATGGACTGGTCGGATTACCCGAACTTCGACGAGCGGGAGTTCCGCTGCCGGCATTGCGGGCGGCAGGAAATGAAGCCCGAGTTCATGGCGAAGCTGCAGGCGCTGCGAACGGCCTACGGCAAGCCCATGAGCATCTCGTCAGGGTATAGGTGCGCCGACCACCCCATCGAGAAGGCGAAGCCCTCGCCCGGGATGCACGCTACCGGGCGCGCGGCAGACATTGCGGTGCAGGGTGCTGAAGCCGTCCGCGTGCTCCAACTGGCCCTCGAACACGGGTTCACCGGGATCGGGGTGCAGCAGAAGGGCACCGGACGCTTCATCCACGTCGATCTGCGGGAGCAGCCGACGATCTGGTCGTACTAGGCCAGAGCCGCGAACGCTGCCACCAGCGCCACGATGGCGACGGCGCAGATCAGCGTCTGCATCACTTGTGCAAACGCGAAATCAGCAAAGCGGTCTTCTTCGTCAGTGGCACCGAGTTCGGATGCTGCCTCGGCCGCTTCGCTGTAACCACCACTTCCTTGGTCGTGAATCGGTGCATGTTGGCGCACTGGTATCTCCTTCGCATGTAGTCAGACTGTTTCCGTGTTTCGAGGACTTGCGTCCACGTTCCGCACTCGGGGCACTGCATGTTGGTCTATTTCGCGTTCGGCTTCACAACCCCAGCAGCCGGCGCTCGGCGGGCGTCAGCTTTGCCAGTGCGGCTTCGCGCTCGGCGTCTGTCTTGGTCTGCGCCAGTTCGCGCTCGCAGCGCGCCTTGTCAGCGGCTTGGTGGTCGCGCCACCAAATCTGCATCTCCAGGCTGTACTGCGTCACGTCGAGGCTTTGCAGCGCGGCGCACAGCTCGCGCACCATATGGTCGCCGGTAGCGCGGTCGGCCTTGCAGTACACGCGAGGGTGGTAACCATCCCACCAGCCGCGTTCCGCCTTCTGGCCAGCCAATTCGTCCAGCAGGCAAGCCACCCGCGAAATCTCTCGTTCGTAGCCGCTGGCGGCCATGTGGTCACTGTTGCAAGGCATCTTCAGTTCTCCAAGTGGTTTGGCTTCGTTCACCAGTGAAGCCGAACTGTCGGTTCAAGCGGACGCCGTGCGGGCGGCCCGTTTAACTCCGCGTTAGGCCGCTGGCGGCAGCAGTGCGCGGATACGGCGCACGGCGTCAGCCTTGGCCTTGAACCACTCGTCTTGGTAGCTGTCGTCGGGTTGCGCGGCTTGCGCGGCGGCTTGCAGCCCGATTTCGCGCCCCACTTCAACGCCGAGCGCAAACGCGGTCAGGTCGCGCTCAGTCGGCACAACGCCCGGCAGCTTCTTGCACCATGCGTCTGTCAGTTCGGCATTGGTCAGCCCACCTTGCACTGGCGGCCTAACAGGTCCGTCAAGCGGACCCGCCACGGCGTGTTGCGTCGTCTCGTTCATCGTTGCTCCTGTTGCGCCCGCGTGGCGGGCCGGTTACCAATGGCGATTGCACGCTGCGTCGCCTTCACTCGATCCCGCATCCGCTGACTGCGCTGTGTCGGCGTCAGTCCCGGCGGTCGCTTGACGTCCTTGCCCTCACCCCATGCGTAGGCTGCGATTGTCCAGCGACCGATGCTGTCCTGTTCCCAGGCCGCGATACGCACGAGCCTGCGCCGGTACAGTGTCGCAACGAACTTGCGACAGGCGTTGTACGCCAGTCCCGACTCCTCGCTCAGACCGCGCACCGTTGTCGGCCCTGCGATAAGGACCGAGATGGCCTCCGCGTAGCACGACACACTGGCGAGGTGGCGTCGTAGTGATCCGCTCATCAAACCCCCTTCTGTTGTCGGTACTTCTTCACGGCGCTGCGCAGTGCGTTCTGCGTCGTCGCCTTCTCGTCGAGCGCGATGGCCTGCGCCTGGTCAAGCGTATCGCGGCACATGATCCGGTGGCAAACCACCGGGGCACCCTGACCCTGCCGGCGCACCCGGGCGTTCATCTGGTCGTACAGATCGAGTGACCAGTTGAGCCCAAACCAGACCACCGTGCGTCCACGCTTCTGCAGGCCGTCGATGCCGTGTCCCATGCTGGCAGGATGGCCAATCATGAGTTGACAGTCCCCCTTCATCCACCTGTCCATTGCAGCCGTGAGTGACCCCTCGGTCTTGCACTCGGTCAGGTTGATCGGACGCAGATCCTTGAACCGCGCCATGATCCTCTCAGCATCGCTCCGGTAGGCATAGGAGCACAAGACGGGAGAACCCTGAGCCTCGTCGATGATCTCCTCCAGCGCGTCGAGCTTGAGGTCGTGGATCGGCTCCCACAGGGGCATCCCCGCCACCGGGTACACGGCACCGTTGCTGAACTGCAACGCCTTGTTGGTCAACGAGCCTTGGTTGAACACCTCGACCGTGGTGCCACTGTCGAGCTGCGTGAAGAACTCCTTCTCCAGCTGCTCGTACTTCGCTCGGACCTCGCCCTCCATCTCGACCTCGATGTTGTTGACGATGAGGTCGGGCAGCGGGTTGTAGTCCTCGGCTGACATCTCCAGCGTGATGTCGCCGATGAGGTTCTTGATCGTGTCCTCGGCGTCGTCGTAGAGCACCTCCTTGTACGTGCCCACCTTGCGATAGAAGCGCGTCTTGAAGGCGGTCTTGGACGTGCCCAGGCGCACCCCTCGGTCCACCACGAGGAACTGGCCGTGGAGATCCTTGTAGCCGTTGCTGGCCGGGGTGCCGGTGAGGCCCGTCGTCCAGGCGAACTGATCGAGCACCTTGCGCACCGCCTTAACGCGATCCGTGGCGCTGTTCTTCATCTTGCTGATCTCATCCCACACCACCCCGTTGAACGGCAGCGGCTTGTCCTTGGCGACGTAGTACGTTTGCAGGGTCTCAGCGAGCCAGCGCAGGTTCTCGTAGTTGATGAGGTAGATGTCGGCGGGGCGCATCAGTGCCCGGGTGCGCTGGTCGCGTGTGCCCGTGACCATGCTGAAGCGCAGATGCTTCGTGTGCTCCCACTTCGCAGCCTCCTGTCGCCACACGAGTCGGATGACGCGGATCGGGGCGACGATGATCACGCCGCGCAGGTAGCCGGTGGACAACAGGTGCGCGATGCTGGTGAGCGTGATGACGGTCTTCCCGAGCCCCATGTCCAGCCACATCATCGACTGCGCGTGAGTGCATTGGAAGTTGACCGCCTTCTTCTGGTAGTCATGGAGCAGGTTGGGGGTTAGCACAGCCCCACCATCTCGTCGATCATCGCCACCCCCGCCTCCACGTTGTCAACGACGAACACGTTGACCTTGTGCCCCCGCAGCCGGTTGTGCTCACGCTGCTGCGGGATCGTGGGCTTCTGCCCCTGTCGCTTGAACTCGCAGAAAAACATGCGCCCGTTGGGCAGCACGAACAGGCGGTCAGGCACCGAAGCGCGCGCTGGCGACGTGAACTTGTAGACCAGCAGGCCGCGCTGCTTGGCGTAGTCGCACACCTTGGTTTCAATCTGCTTTTCGAGCATGGCACTCTCTCCTGTACGCATCCAGCGCCACCCGCAGGTCGGCGCGTAGTTGTTCGATCTCGGCCTGTTGACGCTCCATCTTCTCGGTCGCCTCCTCGGCAAATCGAGCCAGCGTCTCGTGGTTCCAGGCAGCGAAGTTCACGCGAGACTCAGGCACAGCTTCTCCACTTCCTCGACGTAGTAACCAAAGTCCACCGGCAGCACGGCATCCTCGATGCGGTTGCACACTTGGACGTTCCAGCCGCTTTTAACCCCGATGCGGCGCCACTCGCCAGGCTTGCGGGCCAGCGGCGGCATCACCTTCGTCAGCGGCCTACCACCTCGGGCGATGTAGTACCTGCAGGTGTTCTGCACCTGCTCCTCGCCCCACAGCAGCCTGCTCGACCGGGGCACCTTGACGCGCAGCATGAAGTCCATCTTGTCGGGCCAGTTCTCCACGGTCTCGCGGATCGGTGCGCCTTCGAGTAGCACCTTCTCGGCCACCTTCGGGATCACCAGTCCACCCGCGTTCTGGTGCCAGCCAACTCTCCACTCGTAGGCACCCTTGCGCTTGACCGACCCGTCCTCGTACTCAGCGATGTAGTTGTTGACGTCGCGCAGGAACATGCGCCGGTAGCGCACTTGTTCGAGGTTGAGCTTGGTCAGCCGCATCCACCAAGCGCACGCCTCGTCCACCGCTGCCACCTGGCTGCGCGGCACGCGCACCGTGACACCATCGGTGTTGACCTGCACGATGCTCAACCCCGGCACCTTCAGCATGTTCTCGGCCAGCAGGCACAGCAGAAGCTGCCCGTTGAGCGTGATCGACATGGTGAACAGCGGGTCATAGAAGACGCTGAATCGGTTGTTGCTGTCGCCGTAGACCCCGTTCAGCGCGAGCTTGAGCATGGCGCTCTCAGCCGACTTCTTGGGGTACTGCTTGCGCTGCTCGAACAGGTTGCCGTAGATGCTCGTGAACTCGCGCCCCAGGTGCGCCGGGGCGAACCCGTTCGTGATGGCGAGGTTCGGGTAGTAGCTGGTGACGTCTAGGTCGATGATGACGTGCTCGTCGTCGGACTCGACCACCACGTTCTCAAGCGAGCCATGGATGCCACCCAGGCCGAAGACGAACGTGAACCCGTCCACCGTCGCCGTGAGGTCGGTGAAGACCCCCTTGGTCTCGGTGATCGTCTGCGCCTTGAGCCAGTCCAGCACCCGCTGGAACTCGGACCGCTCGAACGTGATCCACGGCAGGATGGCGTCGCGCAGCGCGATGCTCGGGCGCGGGGTCTGTCTGGGCTTGCGACCATCGGGGCCGAAGTCGTAGCACTGGACACCGGCCTCCTCCAGCTTCATCACGAAGAAGTCCTTGCCGATCTTCGTGTCGTTGTGGTTCAGGAAGTCGCGCCCGTACTTGACCGTCAGTTCCTCACGGAACCGGATCATGTCGAGCGTGTGGTGGTAGAACCGCTTCGTCTCGGCGACGTCGTGGCGGTTGTACCGCTTGAGCACTTCGACCTGCTCCCGGGTCAGCACGGTCCCCACCGGGAACGGCAAATCCTCGATGCTGTCGGAGCGCATGTTGAACTCCAGCGCCTTGAGGCTGGTGCTGCGGTCCTTGTTGTCGAAGTGGTGGATCTTGAACAGGTCGATCTGCTCGACCACCCGGTCGCTCGGGCGTACCTGGTGCAGCCAGCGGTCGTCACCCTCATCGGTCTGCGAGTCGATGATTGCCTGCGCCTTGGCGTACAGGATGCCCGCGTTGCACGAGCCCATCATCAGCAGCTGGTGCAGCACCGGGTAGTCGAAGCCCACATTGTTGAACCCCACCATCCGCGCCTTGCGGTCAGCGAGCCAGCGCACGAACTCGACGATCTCTCGGGAGTCGTTGCGCCAGTCGCTGATCTCAAACATCCAGCAGATCGGCGCAATGGCGTGCTCCACGGCCATCGTGAAGACGTTCGGATACGTCTCGACGTCCCAAATGAAGTCGTTGGTCATTACGATTACCGCTTACGTTGAGACAGGGGGCCGAAGCCCCCACCCGATCACTGCTGCATGAACGGCGGCACGGGCATCACCGGCTGCATGAACGCCGGGGCCGGTGCGGCAGCGGGTGCGGCCTGCACCGCGCCGAACATGCCCGAGGCGTCCACGCGGCCCTCACCGAACGCCTGATCGTCGCCCGCGAACTGGACGGCCACGAGGTCGGCACGCACGCCACGCCCGTGCCTGTTATCTTGCAGCCACGGTTTCACAGCCACGTTGACCCTGCAGCCGCCGTACATCGCCCGGGTCAGTTGCTGGTAGGCCATCGTGTTGTTCGGGTCAATGGGCGAGCCGTCCGACTGGATGATCTGCGGCGGAGTGTCGACACCTGCGGTGAGATACATCTGGCCGGCGTAGCCGTCGTAGATCTGGAAGGTCTTACCGTTGACCTTCTGGTTGCCGTCGCCGTAGCAGCGCAGCTTGCGGTCATTCTGGATCATGCCCATGACGGTCTGGGCGTGTTCCTTCCACTTCACCAGCGCCATCTCGTTCACTCGGCGCATGAACTGCGCGAAGCCCGGGTGGTCGGGCGGCATGATGAAGTCGGCGCTGTAGGACACGCGCTCCTTGCCGGTCTCGGGCGACACCTTGCGCTGCGGCTCGACGAGGTGCGGGAACGACAGGCGCACGTTGGATAGGAAGATTACGTCAGACATGATTACCTCACAGGGTTACGAAAGCCACGCCGGCAGTTCAGCCGGCTTCTCGACGGCGCTAAACATCGGCGCCGCATTCAGTTGGACGGCGGTACGGGAGTCAGCGACCAGCGCAACGACAGGCTTGCCCATCGTCTTGACCACGTACTCGCGCTCCATCGTCTCCAGTTGCCTCTTGGTCAGTTGGACGTCGGTGCCGTCCCGCTTCTTCCAGGTCAGTTTCTCGGCCTTGGCGGGGCTGACGAGCTTCGTCTCGTAGATCGCGGTCTTGGGGATGCCGAGCTTGACGAGCTTCTCGGCCATCTCCTCCTCGGACAGCTTCCACGAGCGGGTGCCCTTGCCGTTGACCATCTTGAGCCCAGGCATGTCGATGCCGGCCTTGAGCCTGCGCTCCGCCTCCTTCTCGACAGCCTCCAACAGTTGCCGCATCAGCGGTGCAGCCTCCATGATCTGCACGATCTGTTGGTCGGGCATCGTGGTTGGGTCTTTGCTCGCAGCACTCGACGCGATGTCCATACGATCCACCACCTCCAGCGCCTTGTTCGCCAGGGCACTGCAGCCACCACGGTGGGCACAGTACCGGCACTGCTTCTCACCAGGCACCAATGGCGCATCGGGCCGGTCGGTCGCTGCGGCCTGCACCACGATGTCGCGGGCCACGACGTCGACCACCTCGTCGATGGTGTAGTCCTTCGAGCGCACGGCCTCGCCACCCTTGAGCGCGAGCTTCGGCTGGATGACGGTCAGGCGCACCGTGTCGAAAGGATAGCGATAGGGCTTCGCCACCCGCAGCGCAGACAGTGCGCCGACAGCGTACTGTTCCATCTGCAGGATGGCCGAGTCCCATGCGTCGTTCATCCCGTCCTTGTAGTCGATGACCTCCAGCACACCGTTCAGTTCGTCGTGGATCTGTACGTCCACCGTGCCGCTGAGATCGTTGCGACTGGTCAGGAACGAGGGATCGACGCGCTGCTCGGCGATCACCTTCGCCATGCCCATCGTCGGCGCGACTCGGCTGCGGATATAGGTGAGCGCCGTACCGACGCGCAGAGCACGCTCCGCGTCCACGACGAACTGGCCTTCGTGGTCCTTCAGAGTCACGTCGACGAGCGTCAACGGATTCCAGATCTCGTTGACGATGCAGTGCTCCAGCAGCGTGTGCGTGTGCGTACCATCGACAGCAGCCGATCCTCCCGGCTGCTCGGGATAGGCGCGCTCCTCGCGCACGCTGCCAGGGCAGACGGACCAGCGGTGCCGTTTGCTCGGTGACAGCGTGGCGTGGCTCATGCTGCCGCCTTGAGGGCTTCGACACCCGCGTACAGGGCAGCGTATTGCTCGGGCTTCACTTCGTTGATCGACTGGCACCCCATCTGCAGCAGCACCTGCTGGATCTGCGCGCCCTTCTGCGGACCCATCGACTGATAGGCACCCATGACGTAGGTGACGAGGCCCTTCTGATCGCCGAACGGCACACCGGACGCCACGGGTGCGGGCGCCGGGGCGTTGAACGTCGGCGGGGCGGGCATCGCGGGCGCGGGAGGTGCCACGACAGCCACAGGCGCAGGGGCCGGGGGGATGACGGGCGCCGGGGCAGGCGCTACCATCGGGGCGGCAACGGGCGCCGGGGCATGGGCTGCTTTTGCGTTCAGCGCGGCCGCCAGGGCGTTGATCGCCGTGACCAGTTCATCAAGCTTCTGTTCGAGCATAGAGACTCTCCTTTTTCGGGGTTGCGGGGGGTTGAATGACGAGTCGGTCGTCGAGGAATGCTTCGACCAACTCGCGTATGACCTCGGCGACACCACCGAACCGCGCCGCCTTGTCGCGGAATCGTTTGTGTGTCCCCGGGTGCATGCGCACGGTGAGGAAGGTAGATCGCTGTGTCATGTTGCGCACTGTACCACAACGGTGATACGATGCAAGCACGTTCAACGACAGGAGAGAAGCGATGACACAACCCGAAGCCCTGCGGCTGGCTGATGCGCTGCAGCAGCAAACAGTGTGGGAGGGTCATTACGGCCCGAGCTACTTGCGCGACTTGTTGCCAGAAGCCGCCGCCGAACTGCGCCGCTTGCACGCGGAGAATGAAGCACTGCGCGAAGCCAACGAGGCTTTCGGCAAGCGGCAAGAATGGTGGAACGAGCGGATGGTTGCCCTTGAGCAGCAGCGCGATGCGCTGCTGGAGGCGTTGAAAAGCACGGGGCTGTTTTTGCACCACTGCTGGTGCGATGTGCAGATGAACGACTACTCGTTCGAGAAGCTGAATCAGCAGATGCAGATCGTTGACGCCGCCATCGCCAAAGCAGAAGGAGAGGAAGCATGACCACCCTACGCGAAGCCGCCCAGCAGGCGCTGGATGCGTTGGAGAAAGCCGTTGTTGCCTTCGGTCCTGGGTTGACGTTGCAGCAAAACGCCATTACAGCCCTACGGCAAGCGCTGGCAGAGCAGGATGACGACCTGACCGCCGCATGGATGGCGGGAGCGGCAGAGGAACGCAAGCGGGCAGAACAGGCGCAGCCCGCATACTGGGGCGTGTTTGAAGGTGGTAATTTGCACGACTTCTTCCCTGTGCGCGAAATGGCCGAAGAGATGGCGTACTACAAAGGTAGTCATGCGGTTGTGGGGCCTATCTACACCACCCCGCCCGCGCAGCAGGCCGAGCCGGTGCAGGAGCCGGTGGCGTGGATGGTCAAAGACGAGGGGCTGTACTGGACTGAGGAAGCCGCCATTCGCCGTACCGACCAGTTCGTGGAGCCGCTTGACGTGGTGCCCCTCTACACCACCCCGCCCGCGCCGCAGTCGCTGCGTGACCTGTGCGCGGCGGCATATCAGGTCGTCGGGGTAGCAGACGGGCCGGTCGAGATGCTCGACAACCTCTGGGCCGCAGCAGAGGGTGAGCCGCTTCCTCACGATCCGGGTGCCGGCCTTCCGTGGTCACCACCAGCCCCGCAGCGATGACTGGCCCCAAAGAAAAAAGGCCCGCCGGGTGAGGGCGGGCCGAAGTCGCACGGATTGCAACAGGAGGAGAGTCCCGAAAAGGACAACGGTAGTCTATGTCATCATCAAGCACTGTGCAACACCCCGCGTCCGTGGACGCCTACATCCGCCACGGCTGGTCGCTCGTGCCCATCCCGCACGGCAGCAAGGGTCCGCAGACACACGGGTGGAACCGACGTGAGGCTGCGCTGCAGTCCAGCGTCAGCCTGCCGCCGAACCACGGGATCGGGCTGGCCCACGCATACAGCGGAACGATGGCGCTGGACATCGACGACTGGCCTATCGCCGCGTCGATGCTGATGCTGGCCGGCATCGACCTCCAGTCGCTCTACGATGCCCCCGATGCGGTGGTGATTGACTCTGGTCGACCAGGGCACGGCAAGTTGATCTACTCGATGCCGTTCGGCCTGGCGCTGCCGTCGAAGAAACTGATGGTGGACATAGAGGGAAAGGGGAAGAACTACCTTGACTTCCGCTGCGCTACGGCGGACGGCCTGACGGTGCAGGACGTGCTGCCGCCGACGATCCACCCGCAGACGCAGCAACCGTACCGATGGGCTGGCCGGGGGCACTGGTCTCGCCTGCCCGTCATCCCGATGGCACTTCTCAACCTGTGGCAGACGATGCTGGCCGAGGGTGAGCGGCAAGAGCCGGTTGCATCAACCGAGGTCGCCACGGCAGAGTGGGACGAGGTGCGCTCCGCGCTGCAGGCGATCCCGGCGACGTGCAGCCGCGACGAGTGGATCTCCTGCGGCATGGCGATTCACCACGCCGCCACCGCGCAGAACATGCTGGCCGAGGGCTATCGGCTGTGGCATGCATGGAGCGCCAGCGCACCGTCGAAGTACCCTGGGCCGCGCGTCGTCGAAGCACAGTGGCGCAGCTTCCGCAGCGACAAGGCCACGGTGGTGCGTCTGGGCACGCTGTTCGCACTCGCTCGCCGGCACGGGTGGACCAAGCCATCGCCCGACGCATCGGCGCTGTTCCGCCCCGTCTCGCAACTGGTGACGCCGACGCAGCTCGCAGCGATGGTGGCAGACCAGGCACCTCCAGCGCCGCAGATCGACCCGTCCCTGTGGCCCGAGCCGCTGGCCCGTCGAGCCGTCGAAGTGTCGGAGCACGTCGGCTGCGATCCGCTGATCCCGTTGTACGCCGGCCTGGCTGCGATCAGCGGGGTGGCCGATGCCCGCTCCCGGTTGCGACTGATGGAAGGGTACGAGGTGCCGCCGGTGGTGTGGCTGATGGTGGTGGGCAGTCCAGCAGACAAGAAGTCCCCGGGCTCGCAGCCGATGATCGAGCCGCTGCACACGCTTGAATCCGAGGACGTGCCCCGGTGGAAGAAGGCCCTACTTTCATGGGAGGCGCAGGAAGCGCTCTACAGCGCCCAGAAGAAGGACTATCTCGAAGCGGCATCGACCGGCATCGGCATGGGTGAACTGCCCCCGGTGATCGAACTGCCAGCGCAGCCGCAGCCGCTGCGGATCAAGGTGAGCGACATCACGTCGCAGAAGCTGGTGCGCTACTCGGCGGATCGTCCCCGGGGGCTGCTGTGCTTCCTCGATGAAATGTCGGCGTGGACCCGGAAGATGTACGACCGAGGATCTAGCGAGGATCGGTCAGCGTGGGTGCAGGCTTACGAGGCGCGGCGATACGAGATGGATCGGGTGGGCAGCGGGTCCATCATGGCCGAAACCTTTGCAATCAGCGTCTACGGGAACATCCAGCCTGCAGTGCTGCGCCAGTCGGTCGAGTACCTAGCATCCGACGGCCTGCTGCAGCGCTTTGTTCCGGGCATTCTGGACACGACTCGCACGCGACGAGGTGAGCCGGGGCCGACTGCGGGGCCGCAGGAATGGGAGCAGATCGTTCGTCTCGTCCACAGTCTGCCGACGAGCACGTACACGCTCTCACCCGAGGCATTCGACCTGTTCCGGCAGTTTCAACTATGGTTCGAGCAGAGCAAGCGCGACGAGGTGACGCTGCAGTCGGATGACTCGTACTTGACCGCCTACGGCAAGCTGGAGGGCACGACAGCACGCATCACGCTGCTGTGGCACTTGATCGAGGCCCCTTTCTCGACCGTGGTGCAGGCCGACACTCTGGCACGGGCGATCCGGTTCACCCGTGAGTACCTAATCCCCGCGCTTCGGTACACGCTCTCGCATATCACCACCAGCGAACCCTTCGACGCATGGGTTCGTGATTACCTGCTGTATCACTGCGAGGGGCGCGAGTCGATCACCCTGTCAGACATCAGGCGTGGAGCTCGCCGGCAACTGGAGGCGATCCGCTCGCCAGCCGTCCAGGACCAGATGGTGCTCGAAGCAATGGAACCGCTCGAACGTGCGGGGTGGGTGATCAAGAGCGAGGGTACGTCTGTTCGGTCGGTGCAATGGGCGATCAACCCGGCGGTCGCCCAGGCATTCGCGGATCAGCGGCGGAAGATCGTGCTTGCCAGGCAGCGCCAGCAGGACGAGCGCACGCGGATCGCCAAGCTGCCCAGGCGCATCGTGGCCGGGTACGATCCAGCATGGGACGACGAACTGCAGACAGGTACGTGAAAAGGGGCCGCGAGGCCCCTTTTCTTCTGGTGCAGTGGTTCACTTCCTCCCCGGCATCAACTGCTCGTGGATCCCCGGCGCGAGAGCCTCCACGGTGCCGAGCACGTCCAGCAGACGATGGAGCAGGGCAGGGGGCTCGCGGTGCCCGTCTCGCCAGTTCCTGAAGGTAGCAACGGGCACGCCCAGGTACTGTGCCATGCCCTGCGCCGATAAATCGAGCCGTGCCTGTACGAGTGACAGGGTGACGCTGGCATCGGTGGCGCGAGTGGCGCGTACCCGGGGGCGTCCGGGGGATCGGGTGGTGTCGGTCATTCGTCATCCTCCTGTTCAGTGAGCACCAGCGCCACGAGTAGCGCGGCGATTGTTCCAATGATTCCCGCGATGATCATCGGTTGCCCCCGCTGGTGACACGTGCAGCGTAGTCGGCAGCTGCGCGGTCGGCATAGTCCGCATCAGGGATCGGGTCAAGTTCGTCCGATTCATCCTCACCCGATGCTTGCCATTCGATTCCGTGCGCTGCGCACATAGCGCGCGCGTCCTCCTCGCCTATCCAGCCCAGGCAGCGGGCGAGCAGGGGCGCTGGGTCGAGTAGACCCTCCTCGATCATCTCTAGCAGTTGCGTGGTGCATTCGCGGGTCATTCGTCATCCTTCAGTGACTTGCACAGCTCGATGATCTGCGCATGGGTGGTGCCCTTAGGGGCGATTAGTTCGTAGTGTTGCCCGCCGATGCGTGCGCAGAATGTGTACAGATCATCGGTCTGACACTCGGGCACGCGGAAGCTTTCGGTGTCGCCGACCCGATGCCAGTCGGCGGGGAAAAGAACCTCGAACATGTCGAAGAAGCGCGACTCTTCGATGCGGCGAGGTGCTTCCCCGCGGTTGCGTCGCATCGCGTCATAACGGGCCATCGTCTCTTCGTATGTCATTCGTCATCTCCAGTAAAGAAGTCGATCAGGAACGCCACGATGGCGACGATGGCGAAAACAGAAACACCGGTTGCCAACAGGAACGCGGGCAAGTTGATCTCGTACCACATAGACGGGTCTCCTCTCAGCCGACCATCAGGGCCAGCACGGTTAAGGGTAGGGCGGGAAGCGCCGGCGGCCGGCGCGGCGGTGTCGACGTCTAAGACGGGCGGCAGAGACATGGTTGGTCTATTTGGCGTTATGCGCTTGGCTCACGTACACGGTCCAGCCACTCGCGCAGCCGCTGCACGCCGATGCGTTGCAGTTTGGCTTTCTGCGCTTCTGTCAGCCGCACCGGCACAACCACCAGCTTTTCTCCTGGCGGCAGCGCCGGTCGTCCCGGCTTGCGTTTGGTGCTCATTTCTTTGCCCATGCTGGAAACGTCCCCATCCAACCATGCCAGTGTTTACGCACCTCTCCCGGCGTTGCCACCTCAAGCCATGAGTCAAGCGCTTGCCGCCGCTTGCACGGTTCGGCAATTCGCAGCACTTCTAGCCGCAATTTAGACACGTTTGCTCGATTTGCCGTTGTCTTGTTTACCATCGTGCGCTCCTGTTAGTTGCTGCGCGTTGTGCTGCAGTAGTGTTAATGTAATACCGGAACAGCAGGCATGCAACCACTATTGTGTAACACCGAAACGCGCCTAACCCTGCGCTGGACCGGACAGCCTGCGGCTGCCGGTCAGCTCTGCGTTAGGCGTCACCACTTGTCGCCTTGGTGCGCTGCCATCCCATGTTGGCAAACAGCTTCACCCCGCGCTCGTTCAGGCGCCAGCCGCGCCGCTTTGCTCGCGGCTCGTATTCCTCGACGCAAAACTCAGGGACAGGCGCCCAATGGCCGAACGGGATCAGGCAAAACGTCGCGCCGCCGATCAGGTCGTCGCTCCAAAACTCCGTCACCATGCGGTCACCGTCACGCGACACGATGCGCCCGATCCGGCCTGCATCTTCGTGCGGCTTGCCGGCCGTCTTGCATTCGTGATGAAGCATCACAAAAGCACCAGGCGCAAACATCTTTTCTTCCATGCGAGCCATGTGGTCGCGGCGCGCGTCGTCGGTCGTGTAATCAAGCATCTTCGTCCTCATCGTTGCAGTGCTGCCTAACTGTCGGTTCAAGCGGACGCCGTGCCGGCGCCGCTTAACCTGGCGTTAGGCATCAATGCCCACGGCAGGCGGCGCCCACAAGCTCATGTGCAAGCCGCTGCTGGTTGATGTCAACCGGGGTGCGGCCTTTGTCGGTCTGCGCGTTACGCCACCCATGCCAGTAACTGCGGCTCTTGTCGCTGCCCGGCTCGTCTGCGCACGCCAGGCCGTCGCGGTATCCAGCGACGATTTCGTCATCGTCTAAATTGCGCAAGTCGGCCGCAGTAGCTACGGGCTTGAATTCACTCATTGCTTACCTTTCGTTCGTTTGATGCCTAACTATCGGTTCCAGCGGACGGCCTTTGGCCGCCGCTGAACCTGGCGTTAGGTCCCAGCCGGCTTAATCAGGCCGCCGCTGCCGCCGCAGTCGTGGCACGGGTCGCCTTCGTTGCCATCCTCGCCAGTGCCGCTGCACGTCCTGCACGGGTACAGCGGGCGCACACCTGCGCGAGTCATCTTCGCGGGCACAACGTACGCGGCGCGGTAGTCGCTTGTCGCTTTGTCGCTTTGCAACCACTCGTCGCTTACGTAAAGCCCGCGGTCGTCCATCCAGTGCGTGGGCCTAACCCCTCGCTCAACCGGACCAATGCCGGCGGGCTGCTTTTGCTCCATGCTCACACTCCTGTAGCGCCGTCATTGGCGCGGTTAGCTCGAACGTTAGGCCCCGCGAATACGGGCCGCGGTCGATCGCGCAGTAGGTGCAGATTCGGGATGTCATCCGCCGACGACCGGGTACACGCCTTCACTAGCCCGGAAAAACGTGTCGCCCTTGCGTTTGGCGCCCTGCCGCACACATGCGGCGAATGCGCGGCGGGCCGCGCGACGGGCAGCTTCGAGGGTACGATGTCCCGAGATAACTCGTGTGTGGTCGCCGTAGTGACCCGGAGCGGGGACGACAAAGTAGTACATGGTCGTTTCTCCTTGTGATGGTCGTTCACGCGGTAGCCCACGAGGGCAGGCCCGGGTGCCGCATGTCGTCAGCGTCGACGCGCAGGGGCATGATTACCCCGAGCGCGTCGCGTCCGAGACCCGAGACCAGGGCGCCGCCGCGCCCGTTGTGGTGGACGACGGGCTTGCTCTTCGTCGACCCGGACAGCAGCGCGTGCACGTCGCCGAACGTCGCCACCAAGGCAGGGTCGAACTGCGCCACTTCAAGCGACGCGGCGGCGGGCATGACCCGGCGCCAGTCGGGATAACGCCCTTCGACGGGCTTCGTTGTCGTGGTCGTGGTGCCCGTGATAGTGATAGCGTCGGGTGCCTTAATCGTCACCCCAGGCCGATCGGGATCCGGGGTCTGTGCGCCGGGGATGATCTCGACGGTAATCGGCAGCGTCGTTCGCCCGACCTTCCCGGGCTTGACGGCTTCGAGAGCCTCGCGCGGGATGATCCATTGCCCGACGGCGCGGTCGCCTTCGATGTTGTCGTCCACGTAGGGCACGGAGAGCAACACGTGACCATTCGTTGCCACCAGGGTGACGTCCTGCGCTCGGACGTCGACCAGTACTCCCTTCAGGTAGTAGCGGATGTCCTGCTTCGGAGCGACGAGCAGCAGGGCCTTGAGGATGTTGTGTTCGATTGTGAGTTTCATTTCCGGTTCTCCTTATGGTGGTGGGTCAAAGGGTAGCGCGATAAGCCAGACCCGAAGAGATGACCCCGTCGCGCTGCAGCCAGTCGATCCAGTCGACGAAGGTGCAACGGACCGTCGCGCAGTGGTGGTTTTGCCGCTTGGACAGAATCCCGGCTTCCCGGGCTTGTTCTGCGAGGTGGGGGTACGCGGCCCAGAATGCGCGGCGCAGGGCGCGTTGGCTGGTGATACGGTTCATTTCCGGGTTCTCCTATCTAGTTGGTTCAAAGACACAGCGCCAGAATAGCGCCAATGACACAGCCGGCGAATAGGGCGAACCCGTAGTCGACCAGGCGCATAGGTACGTTCCACATGGTCAGCCCAGCAGGATGACGAGGGCGATGCTCAGCGGAACTCCCTGCTTGCGCAGGTTCCGCGCTGCCTGCTGGTAGCCGACTTCGGCCGCTTGCTGGCGGGCCTTGCAGACTATCCATCGGCCGGCACTGATGTAGGTTGCGAGGGTTCGCATGTTCACTCCTGATTCAGCAAATGCTGCGCATACCGGTGCGCCAGATCGGGGCACGCGAAGATCCGCGATTCAATGATCGCATCGGATTCCAGGTCAGCAAAAACCACGCGATGCGTGCCCATTTGAGTGCGGGCCACGCCTACGACGAGGGTGGAATGCCGAGGGCACGTCGATTGCCATTCCGGGGAGTCGGACGAGGGGAAGATGCTCATAGTGCGGGGCTCCGGGTACTGTTACGGGCGCGGCCACTGACGGACGAGCGCGCCGTCCGGGCCGTAGAGCTTGACGCTTTGGACACGCTCGCCGTGCTCGCCTACGCCGGGTGCGTGGGCGTATGCCCAGGCGGCGTCTTTGTATGCGTCCATGGCTTCGTCTTCGTCGTCGAAAGTGTCGACGATATCGGGCGCGGCATGCCAATAATGCTGGACAAGTCTGTAGGTCATGGTGTGGGGCTCTCCTGTGGTGGGTGAACACGGGCTAACGGGTTCGCTAGCCCCTGCACACGGCAGGGGATGGGATCAGGCGAAGTCTTCCGGGAACAGCAGGCGCAGAGCTTGCGCGGGGCCGATGTCGCCACGTGTCAGCCGAGCCATACTGCCGACGACGTGGATATCGGAGCTGGCGGTAGTGTGGCGCGCCCCCTGATCAGCGCGCCAGGTTGCCGTGAAGATTTGGTCGGCAAGCCGCTCGCGTTGATAGGCCCTGTAGTCCTTTCTCTCGTGGTGAGGGATCCACCATGGGACCGTGGCGCGGGCGATGCGACGGCAGACTAAGTACAGCATGGTGCGTGCTCCTGCAGTGGTTGACGACGAAGTGATGATAGGTCCGATGGTGTAATGGTGCACTAGTGGAAACCCTTAGGTTCATTGTCGAGTGCGACACTGTGACTGGTGGGGGGTGTTGGATTTCGACTGTCGCAATTGATATTTAAAAAATGACCCCATAGTCAGAAAACTACATGGTCGCAGTCTCCACCATCGCACCATCCCTTGACCCGATGAACCACCACATCCTGTCACGCCGTCACACCGCACACTGTGTCAATGGACATTAGGGTTTCCCCTAATGTGCAATGGGTCAATGGTGGATACGATGACATTGTCGTCAACGAACCAAGGAAAGAGCATGTCGGTCTACCGAGAGATGGGGTATGAAAGCCGCAGGGACTACCTGGAAAGATTGGCCGATGAGTACGGGATTGACCCGACCATCGTTTTCGCACTGGCGTCGATGCTGGGTCCGAACGAGGACTTCGACGGGCTCGTCACGTCGCTTGAAGACGAGTACGCCTGAGACCCTAGGGGCCACGGCCCCCCGCTCCCCCGCTCCCCCGCTCCAGCGGCTGCGCGGGGGGCGGCGGCGGCGGGCGGCAGGGGGTACCCCTCGACCGGGCCGGCCCCGTGTTCAAAAACGTACACCCCACAAAAATTTTCAGCACCCCCGAACCCGTAAGCCATTGAACCAATCTATTCCCTTTTTCCTTCCCTACCCCCTCGTGCTACACTCGTCGCATGGAGCAGAATCCGCCAGTCGCTCAGGCGATCCCTACGTGGCTTGATGCCACCTCGTCGCCTAGTCACAGCGTCACACCGCACATATCGCAGGCCAAAGCGGCCAGGATGACCCGGGAGGGTCAGGAGGCGGTATTCCTCGCCATGTTCGAACGAGTCCTTGGCGAGATGGTGCGCGGACGTACCCTCAAGAACGTCATCGAGCACGACGTTCGCCAGATTGACTACGAAGCCTTCTTCCGCTGGATCAAACGCAACCCCGCTCGTCATGAACGGTACAAGGAGGCCAAGGAGCTACGCACCGAGTGGTGGGCTGGTCGCCTCGTCGAGATCGCCGATGCCGATGACAGCACCGAGGACGTGGCACGCTCTCGTCTGCGCGTGGACACCCTGAAGTGGCTCATGGGTGCCGACAACCGGAAGACCTACGGAGACACGAAGCAGGTCGAGATCAACCAGTCCATCAGCATCACCGCAGCCCTTGAACAGGCTCGGGCACGGGTGCAGATGATCCAGCCTATCAACTCGACCCACCCCATCGAAGACGTCGTTGACGTGGACACTATGGGGCTGATCGAGCACCGGCAAGAACAGCAGACTGAGGACAACGACTGATGCCAGCGCAGCGCCAACGCTACAGCGCCGAGGAGGAGCAGCTACTCATGTCGCAGATGTGGTCGCCCCACGTCGCCGACGACCCCGAGACGTTCGTGATGTTCACGTTCCCCTGGGGGCAGAAGAACACTCCCCTCGAACACTTCAGCGGACCGCGTACCTGGCAGCGGGAGGTGCTGCGCTCAATCACTCGTCACATCCGCACGAACCGCAGCCCCGGGGCCGTGCTCCAGGCGATGCGTAGCGCCATCGCATCGGGCCGGGGGATCGGGAAGAGCGCACTCGTGTCGTGGCTCATCTTGTGGATGCTGTCGACGCGGATCGGTTCTTCCGTGATCGTCAGTGCCAACAGCGAACCGCAGTTGAGGTCGGTCACCTGGGGCGAACTGACGAAGTGGGCCACGATGGCGATTAACGCGCACTGGTGGGAGCCGTCGGCGACCAAGTTGGTGCCTGCAGCGTGGCTCACTACCCTCGTCGAGCGGGACTTGAGCAAGGGCACGCGCTACTGGGGTGCTGAGGGGAAACTGTGGAGCGAGGAGAACCCGGACGCGTATGCGGGTGTCCACAATCACGACGGCATGATGGTGATTTTCGACGAGGCCAGCGGCATCCCGGACACCATCTGGTCCGTGGCTGCGGGTTTCTTCACCGAGCCCATCGTTGACAGGTACTGGCTCGCGTTCAGCAACCCTCGCCGACCCAGCGGGTACTTCTACGAGTGCTTCACGTCGAGGCGGGACTTCTGGCAGACGCGGCAGATCGACTCTCGCACGGTCGAGGGCACCGACAAGGCGGTGTACGACCAGATCATCGCGGAGCACGGTGAGGACAGCCGGGAGGCGCGCATCGAGGTGTACGGTCAGTTCCCCAGCACCGGGGACGACCAGTTCATCGACCTGCAGCGGGTCGAGGAGGCGATGAAGCGCGAGGCTGTGCCCGACCCCAGTGCGCCCGTCGTCATCGGCGTGGACCCGGCGCGCAGCGGGGCGGACAGCACGGTGATCGCGGTGCGGCAGGGGCGGACGATCCTGACGCTGCGGCGGTACAAGGGCGAGGACACCATGACTGTCGTCGGGCACGTCATTCGCACCATCGAGGAGTTCCGCCCGACGTTGACGGTGGTGGACGAGGGTGGCCTGGGCGCCGGGGTACTTGACAGGCTCAAGGAGCAGCGGTACAAGGTGCGCGGGGTCAACTTCGGATGGAAGTCGAGCAGGCCGGCGATGTACGGCAACAAGCGTGCTGAAATCTGGGGTGCGCTCAAGGAGTGGCTGTCCACAGCGTCGATCCCCAACGACAAGCACCTGCGCGACGACCTCACGGGGCCACGGGTCAAGCCAAACAGCGCCGGGGCCATCTTCCTGGAGTCGAAGAAGGAGATGAAAGCCCGAGGACTCGCCTCTCCCGACGCTGCCGATGCCATCGCCGTCACCTTCGCGTTCCCCATCGGCACCGACGACCCGGTGCTCAACCAGCGAGGCGCATCGCACTCGCGCATCGTAGTTCCAACGGTAAACTACTGGAACGCGACACAGAGAGCATGACATGGCACGCCCCTCGAACGAACAGCGCATGAACGACATCCACCAGGAGGCCATGGCGGAGTTCGACAAGATCCAGACTGCGCTGGGCGACGAGCGTCTGCAGTGTCTGCAGGACCGCCGGTTCTACTCCATCGCGGGTGCGCAGTGGGAAGGCCCACTGTTCCAGCAGTACAAGAACAAGCCTCGACTGGAGGTCAACAAGATCGCGCTGGCCGTGCAGCGGATCTTCAGCGAGTACCGGAACAACCGCATCACCGTCAACTTCATCTCGAAGGACGGGTCGAAGAACCGGAACCTCGCGGACATCTGCGACAAGCTCTACCGCGCCGACGAGCAGGACTCGTGCGCCGAGGAGGCGTATGACAACGCCTTCGAGGAGGGCGTGGCCGGCGGGTTCGGGGCGTGGCGTCTGCGGGCCGAGTACGAGGACGAGGAAGACCCGGACAACGAGTACCAGCGTATCAGGATCGAGCCGATCTTCGACGCTGACGCCTCGGTGTTCTTCGACCTCAACGCCAAGCGGCAGGACAAGTCGGACGCCAGGCACTGCTTCGTGCTGACGTCCATGACCCGTTCTTCCTACATGCGGGAGTGGAACGACGACCCGGCGACGTGGCCGAAAATCGTCCATCAGAGCGAGTTCGACTGGCAGACGCCCGACGTGGTGTACATCGCCGAGTTCTACCGGGTCGAGAACGTGCGCGAGACGCTGCACATCTTCGAGGCCATCGACGGCACCGAGGAGAAGTACCTCGAAAGCGAACTGGACGACGAGACTCGTGCGACGCTGGAGGCCGTGGGCACCATCGAGGTAAGGCAGCGCAAGATCACGCGCAAGCGGGTCCACAAGTACATCATGTCCGGTGGCCGGGTGCTGGAGGACGTGGGTTTCCTGGCTGGGAAGTACATCCCCATCGTGCCGTTCTACGGCAAGCGGTGGTTCATCGACAACGTGGAGCGGTGTTCAGGTCACGTCCGCACGGCGAAGGATGCCCAGCGGCTGAAGAATATGCAGCTCTCCAAGCTCGCAGAGATCAGCGCGCTGTCGAGCATCGAGAAGCCGATCATGACCCCGGAGCAGGTGGCGGGGCACCAGGTGATGTGGTCTGAGGACAACATCAAGAACTACCCGTATCTGCTGATCAACCCCGTCACGGGGCCGGACGGGAACACGCAGGTCGGTGGGCCGGTGGCCTACACGAAGTCGGCATCGGTGCCCCCGGCGCTGGCGGGCCTGCTACAGATCACTGAGCAGGACATCCGTGACCTGCTGGGTAACCAGGAGCAGGGCGACAAGATCGTCAGCAACATCTCGGGCAAGGCGCTGGAGACCGTCCAGCAGCGGCTCGATATGCAGAGTTACATCTACCTGTCGAACATGGCGAAGGCCATTCGGCGGTGCGGTGAAATCTGGCTGTCGATGGCGAAGGAGCTCTACATCGAGCCCAAGCGTAAGATGAAGGGCCTGGGCCTGCAGAACACCGTCGAGAGCATCGAACTCATGAAGCCGATGATCGACGAGCAGGGCGAGTTGCGCTACGAAGGCGACCTGAGCACTGCAGACTTTGACGTCAGCGTGGATGTTGGCCCGTCGTTCCGTTCGCAGCGCGAAGCCATCGTCCAGTCGCTCACGAACCTCGCCGCGGTGACGCAAGACCCGCAGACGCAGGCCGTGCTCCAAGCCATGATCATCATGAACATGGAAGGCGAGGGTCTGTCCGACGCGCGGGAGTTCTTCCGCAAGAAGCTCGTAGACATGGGTGTCGTCAAGCCGACTGATGAGGACATCAAGGCGGCCGAGGCGGCAGCGGCCAACGCGCAGCCTGATCCGAACGCTGTCTTCGTCCAAGCTGCTGCCGAGAAGGCGATGGCCGAGGCCGAGAAGGCCCGCGCCGATGCTGCCAAAACGGTCGCCGAAACCGAATTGACTCGGGTGAAAACGATGGAGACCATCGAACGCCTGCAACTCGACGCCGATCAACAAGTGATTGATGTTGTGCAGAACCGACAATCTGTGCAACAATGATTTGACGTGGCTTCCGTCCGGCCCCTAACGGATGAGATGAGGAACACATGACTGACAAGGCAGACAAGGACGACACCGACCACGAAGACGTAGCGGTTCTGGACGAGCCCGAGGCAATCAACGACGAGAACTCCTCCGTCGAAGATCAACCGACGAGCGAATCCGAGCAGCAAGAGTCTGACGAGGTTGTTGTCTCCATCGGGGAGGAAGCGCCGCCTCCCGAAGAGAGCACTCCTGCGCCGGAATGGGTGCGCGAGTTGCGCAAGTCTCACCGCGAGGCTCAGAGGAAGATTCGAGAGTACGAGACCAAGCTGCAGGCCATGCAGGGCGCCGAGAACAAGCCGGCACCCTTGAGCGCCAAGCCGAAGCTCGAAGACTTCGACTACGACTCCGAGCGGTACGAGAAGGCACTGGAGCAGTGGTACGACCACAAGCGCCAAGTGTCTGAAGCAGAAGCCAAGGCCCGAGCCGCCGAAGAGGAACAGGCGAAGGCGTGGCAGTCCAAGCTGGATGCCTACGGGAAGGCGAAAGCCGACCTGAAGGTCAAGGACTACGACGATGCCGAAGAAGTTGCGCAGCAAGTCTTCAGCACGGTCCAGCAAGGCGTGATTCTGCAAGGTGCCGAAAACCCCGCGTTGCTGATTTACGCACTCGGCAAGAACCCGAAGAAGGCGAAGGAACTGGCGTCTCTGAGTGACCCGGTGAAATTCGCGTTTGCGGTTGCGAAACTGGAAAAGGAACTGAAAGTGACGCCACGCAAACCCACCCCCGCACCCGAACGAGTCGTCAATGGTGATGGCCCGAAGTCGGGTACGGTAGACTCTCAACTGGAACGGTTGCGCGCCGAGGCCGAGAAGACCGGAAACTATTCCAAGGTCTTCGCGTACAAGCAGCAACTGAAGCGTTCACCCCGATAGGAGCTTTTCATGTCCAACTCTTTCGTCAAGGAAGAACGAGTCGCCTTCGAGAACATGCTCGAAGGCTTCAACGACGCCCTGGTGCTGTCGCGCAACGTGTCCATCTACCGCACCAGCGGCGAGATGATGGAGCGCACGAACAACATCATCTGGCGTCCGCAGCCCTTCATCGCCCAGTCGTTCAGCGGCATGGACCAGACGCTGAACTTCCAGAACATGACCCAACTGTCGGTGCCGGCCACGCTCGGCTTCCAGCGGTCGGTGCCGTGGATCATGGACGCGCTGGAACTGCGTGACGCGATGGACGAGGGTCGCCTGGGCGACGCTGCCAAGCAGAAGCTCGCCAGCGACATCAACCTCGCCATCATGGGCGCTGCTGCCAACTTCGGCTCGGTCGCCGTCTGCGTCACGGGTGCTGCCGGTGACTACGACGACGTGGCGCTGTGCGACACGGCGTTCAACGAGATCGGCGTTCAGAACTTCGACCGTTACCTCGCCCTGTCGAGCCGCGACTACAACGGCATGGCCGGCAACCTTGCCATCGCCACCCGTTCGTTCGGCAACCGCATGTCCGAGGATGCGTACCGCCGCGGCTTCGTTGGCACGGTCGCCGGGTTCGAGACGTACAAGTTCGACTACGCCAACCGCATCCGTGCAGTGACCGGCTCGAACACGACCATCGACACCCGTGCGACGGCCAGCAACTACTACGTGCCCGAGGCGACGACCGTTGCGGTGACTGGCGAAACGTCCAACAAGGACAACCGCTTCCAGACCATCACGGTCACGAGCAACGCCGACCTGCGCGCAGGCGACGTCATCCGCATCGACGGTGTGGAGTCGGTCCATCACATCACGAAGGCTTCGACCGGCGTGCTGAAGACCTTCCGCGTCGTCAGCGTCGGTGGCGGCAACACCGTGGTGATCACCCCGCCGATGATCTCGGCCCAGGGTGGTACGGACGCCGAGAAGCAGTACCAGAACTGCTCGATCACCGCCAATGCCTCGGCCACCGTCACGCGCCTGAACACCGCTGCCGCGCCGATCAACTGCTTCTGGCAGAAGGACGCGCTGGAAATTCTGCCGGGCAGCTACGCTCCCCCGACGAATGCTGGTGCGGCGATCATGCGCGCTTCGACCGACCAAGGCATCGAACTGGTGATGCAGAAGCAGTACGACATCAACACGATGAAGACCAAGTACCGCCTCGACTGCCTGTTCGGCGTGGTGAACAAGCAGCCCGAGATGTCGGGCATCCTGCTGTTCGGTCAGTCCACGGCTCAACCCTGATGACGTAGCGGGCCGGTGAACCCGGCCCGCATCGCAACCGCATCTCAAGGAGTTCACACATGTCCTACCAGACCATCGCGGCGCAAGGCACCGCTGTCGTCACGCTGACCGCTAACCAGAAGATCGTCGTCCAGACCCAAGGCGAGGCCGAGATTCTGCAGCAAGTTGGCTACCCCAACTACCCGTCGCAGTTGGACCTGCTGAGTGCCCTGACCAACGGCACTTACACCTCGTCCGCCTTCACCAACGGCGCTACCATCGAGATTCGCGCAGGCGCGTTCCCGGTGCTGTACGACGTTGGCACCGATCCTGTCGTCGGTGACAACGGCAACTGGCAACCCCAGGGCGATCCCGTCGCGCTGAACGCCACCGGCAACCTGACCGCTGCGGCGATGCTGAACGGCCTGGTGACGTCCACGACCGCCGCCGCCGTGACCGCCACTCCGCCGACCGGCACCGTGCTCGACGCTGCTGCCACCCTGGCCGTGAACGAGAGCTTCGACTTCTCGGTCATCAACACGGGTGCGAGCAACGCCTTCACGATCTCGGTCGGTGGTGGTGTCGCCGGCTGCACGCTGGTCGGCAACATGGTCGTCGCGCTGAGCTCGTCGGGCCGGTTCCGCGTGCGCAAAACCGCTGCGGCGACCTACACGATCTATCGCATCGGCAGCTAACGCCACCGGCAGTCTGAAACGCGGGTGGTGGTTACAAGCTGCCACCCGCGTTTTCACATGAGGAGCGCACTATGCCGTTGAAGAAGGGCTACTCCCAAAAGTCGATCAGCGAGAACATCTCGAAAGAGGTGAAGCGTGGCAAGCCGCAGAAGCAGGCTGTCGCCATCGCGCTGAACACCGCCCGCACCGCTGCCACCAAGGCCGGGATGCCGAGCAAAGCGCCGAGGAAGCGTTGATGAAGCGCGGCCTGTACTCCAACATCCACGAGAAGCGCGAGCGGATCAAGGAGGGCAGCGGGGAGCGCATGCGCAAGCCCGGTGCCAAGGGTGCTCCGACCGCTAAAGCGTTTCGAGACTCCGCCAAAACCGCCAAGAAGCGATGAACTACCCCACCTTCGTCTACAAGTCCCCTGGCCCGTTCGGCGGTCTGATGGGCGGCTCGTATCAGTACCGCAGCGTAACCGATGCAGCAGAGCACGAGGCCGCGCTGGCGGACGGATGGCATGCCACCGCTGACGACGCTATCGTGGCGGCTGGGAAAGAAGCGTTCACCCATGGGGTGAACAAGCGCCAACTCGCCCGGGTGCTCAAGGACAAGCCTTGGGAACGTCTGCCGAAGCCTGCTGAAGTGGTTCCCGTGGTCGAACCTGTCGCGCAGGCGCCTGCTGATGACGCCCCGCCGACTCGCGCAGAGATCGAAGAACAGGCTACACTTCTGGGTATCAAGTTCGACGGGCGCACTTCCGACAAGCGCCTGCTCGACCGCATCGCAGAGGCGATGAAAGGGGCCTGATCGTGGGCTACAGCAAGCGCCAGTTCCTGACCGCCGCCTTCACCGAAATCGGGATGGCGTCTTACGTCTTTGACCTTCAACCCGAAGACCTGGAATCGGCGCTTCGTCGCCTTGATTCGATGATGGCCGACTGGAACGGCAAAGGCATCCGCCTGGCTTACCCGCTTCCCGGCTCGCCGCAGGACAGCGACCTTGATGCGCAGTCCGAAGTGCCCGACAGTGCCAACGAGGCAATCATCGCTAGCCTGGCGATGCGATTGGCTCCGAGCTACGGCAAGCAGGTGTCGCCGCTGACCCTTGTCGCGGCGAAGACTGGTTACAACACCCTTCTGTCGCGTGCCACGATGCCCTACGAGCAGCAGTTCCCCGGAACGCTGCCATCTGGTGCCGGCAACAAGCCGTGGCGCGTTTACGACGATCCCTTCGTCCGTCCTCCGGTTGATCCGGTGTTGACTGGACCCGAGGGACCGTTGGAGTACAACTGATGCCGACTATCAATCAATACCCGCAACTCAAAGCTGACGACGGTTCCGATAACGTTAACTTCACGCAGGCGGGGAGTAATGCCGCGACTCGTAGCGTGCAGGACAAGCTGCGGGACATGGTGTCGGCCAAGGACTTTGGCGCTGTTGGCGACGGAACCACTGACGACGCCGTGGCGCTGCAAGCGGCGCTGGACTATGTGTCTCAGAACGGCCTGACGCTCTACATCCCGAGCGGCAATTACACCATTGAAACTGGCTTGACCATCACGGGCCGCGATAACTGGAGCATTGTCGGCGACGGCATGTATATCTCCAAGATTATCCGCAACAGTTTCGCCTGCGGAACTGTGCTGAACATCGTTAGCTGCGAGCATGTTGTCGTCAAGGATCTTGGCTTTGATGGCGGCTGGGCAACGTACAACGGCGGCAGCGCCAACCATGCATTCGTGTTCAACGATTGTGAGAACGTGCGCGGCGAGAATTTGTACGCCACCGACTTCAAGAACGGCGGCGTCAACGGTTTCGTGACCAACGGCACGCAGAAGCGAAACATCCGTTTTATTGGCTGCGAGGTTGACGGCTTGGGCGCGGCCAACAACGGCATCAACATTGCCAACGGTATCGAAAGCGGCATGATTGACTGCCACGTCAAAGGCTGCCCTGGCTCACCTGGCTACGGCTTGCAGCTGAAAAACGTTTGCGAACGGTCTTACATCCGCTCGTCTTGGGTTGAGGGTTGCACCGCAGGCGTGGCGTTTGGTAATGACATCTCAGCGACTGGCGTCACCAAATGCTCGGTGACTGACGTGCAGATTTACGATTGCAGATCTGCAATAGCCACTGGATACGCCAGTGATAACCTATTTGATTCCATCCAGATCGACATGAACAATATTGTCGGCTGGGGCATTGACTTGGCCAACGGTAGCGGCAATAACTCTTTCCGCAATATCACGGGCCGCAATATCAACAACACGCGGTCATTGATTCGTGTCCGCGCAGGCGACTACAACACATTTGATGTATCGATGCTGGTCAACCCGACGGTGCTCAGTGGCACACTCGGCACCATTGATTCCGGCGTGCAGTACACGCGCATCAATCTTGGCCAAGTAGTAACTGCTGGCTATAGCCCGTGGACGCGGTTGGTCGATGACAACAGCACCAACAACACCAATACGTTCCTGATCAATCACGAGCCCCGTGTTGAGCTTCATTCCATTGCGTCGGGCGCGGTGTCTTTGGTAACTGGCGGCGTGCGCATTTTGCGCATCGACACCGAGGGCGCTGCGGCGACCGACGACCTTGACAACATCCTTGGCGTTCTGCCCGACAACCAGTACGTCTACCTGCAATCCAGCGCCGATGGCCGTGACATCACTGTGCGCGACGCTGGCGTCAGTGGGGGCAACATTCAACTGGCTGGCGGGTCACCGATGACGCTGGCCAAGCGCGGCGACTCGCTGGGGTTGATGTGGAAAGAAGGCGTCGGAGCGTGGTGTGAAATCAGCCGATCTACGGTGTGACCATGTTAAAAAACCACACCGAATCGTGAGGAAGTAACAAATGCCGCAAATCAATCAACTGCCGCTGCGTTCGCCTGTCAGTCTCGGTGACCAAATCCCTATCTACTCGCCTAACAACGGCGATGCGCGGCGCACTCCGGTTTCAGCGGTTGTTGATCTGGTTGTCAACGGTCTTGATCTGTCGAATATGGCTGTTCTGTTGACCGGCAATCAGACAGTTGGCGGGATCAAGACGTTCTCCAACGCGATTGTCGGGAGCATCACTGGAAATGCCGGCAGCGTCACGAACGGGGTCTACACGGTCGGCAACCAGACCATCGGCGGGACGAAGACCTTTTCGGGCGTCAACACATTCGGCAACGCAAGCGGCCAGCTTTTTCTTGCTTCAACGACTACGACGCAGGACGGCGTGGTCATCAACGGCCGAGCGGGCGGCTCGAGCAGTTTCCGCGTCACGATCTCCCCGACCACGCTGACTGCGTCGCACGCGCTGACGCTGCCCGACAACTCGGGAACCATCCTGACCACGGGCGCTGCGGTTACGATTGAGCAGGGCGGCACGGGCCACACAACTGCGAACGCTGCGCTGAATGCGCTACTGCCGTCGCAGGGTAGCAATGCCAATAAGTATCTGACAACAGACGGATCAAATACTAGCTGGGCAGCAGCAGGGTCTTTGACGCTTAATGTTGTTACTGGGACCACACAAACCGCTGTTGCTGACAATCATTACGTGCTGACCAATGTAGCGGCAACAACGCTAACATTGCCTGCATCCCCTGCGGCGGGCGAGCTGATCTGGGTCACGGTGGGTAACGGGCTGACCACAAATGTCGTGGCTCGTAACGGCAACAATATTCAAAGCCTCTCTGAAGACCTCACGCTGGACGCTGCCTACGCCGCGATCCAGCTCCGCTATATCAACTCGACCATCGGCTGGACGTTCATATGAGTAACTTTAGTCAATTTATAGGCAGCAAGCCGAGCAGAACCACGACATACACCTCCGGAACGGGCACGCACACGTTCCTGACATCGGCCACGCTCGCCCGCGTCACGCTGGTCGGCGGCGGTGGCGGCGCGTCGGGTGGCTCGGGTAGCAACTACAACGGCGGCGGCGGATCCGGGACCAACATCACCCATTGGGTGCTTGCGTCGGTCGGTGCTTCTGCCAGTTACGCAGTCGGCGCGGGTGGGTCCGGAGGCACCGCCGCAAGCGGCTCGGCGGGTGGAGTGACAACGCTGGCCGGTTTGAGGCAGAGCGGGGGCAGCGGCGACAACAGCGCCAGCAACGGAGGTGGCGCAGGATCGGCGGGCCAAGGTTATGGCGCTGATGGTGAAACCGCCCCCACCGGTGGTACCCGAGGCGGCAACAGTCAATACGGGCTGGGCGCGACGACCACTGGCGCCACAGGCGGCAACGGCGCCGGCTACGGTGCAGGCGGCGCCGCTGGCACAACTACCGGCGGCAACGGCAGCGGCGGCCTCATCATCATCGAGGAGTTCTGACAATGAGGTACGCACTGATTCAAGGCGGCACGGTCGCCAATGTGGTGGAGCAAGACTTTCCTCCCGTGATTGAGGGGCAATGGTTGCCCTGCGGCAATGCTGGCCCAGGCTGGCTGTACGACGGCAGCACCTTCTCGCCACCGCCGCCCCCTCTGCCCAACATCATCACCAAGGTGGCGATGCTCACGCGCAGGCTCACGACTGCGGAGTTCGTGGGTATCCTCACGGCGGCAAAGACCGACCCCGCCATCGAGGCGTGGAAATACGTTTTCGACGCGGCCGCCCAGGTCGATCTCGACGCGCAGAACACGAAGGACGGCATGGCCTTGCTGGTGGCGAAGAACCTGCTGACCCAGGCCCGCGCTGATGCGATCCTGACCGATCCGGTGCAGCCCGAGGAGCGTCCGTGATCCCACGCGACAAACTCCTCCACCTCGGCTTGGGCGTGCTGTGGCTCTGCGCCACGGCGGTGAACCTGCTGGTGTACACCTTCTTCGGCCTCGGCCCCGCGCTGGCCTACGGCACGACCGCCTTCGGCATCCTCTACGAGGTGAACCAGTGGATTCGCAAGGAGGGTCAGCCTGACCCGTGGGACGCGGCGGTCACTGCCGCGCCGGGGTTCGTGGCCTGGAGTCTGCTGGAGCTGATGGCATGAGCTT